AGCCATACCCCAAACAATTTTTAGAGAGGCCCAAATGGCACTGGCTACAATTACTGATGTTGAGGCTCGCTTGGGGCGCACTCTCACAACCGCCGAAAGCTCCAAGGCCACCGCTTACCTAACAGATGCATCAGCCCTTTTTATTCAGCGGGCTGTCCAAAAGTTTGAGCAGGGCGAAAGCGTGGTCAGGTTATTCCCTAAGGATGGCGTTGTGCGCTTAGTCCAAAGGCCCGTCATAACCGTCAGCGAGGTCAAGGACCTTGACGGCAACATAATTGATTTCACCTTTGACGGCCACCAGAGTATTTATGACCTGGGCTCTTACACTCCAGTAACGGTCACCTATGAGCATGGATCTGCCACCATCCCAAATGATGTTGTGGCCGTAGTCGCTGGCATGGTAGCCAGAACACTTTCAATCAACCCTGATGCCGCCTCTGGTGTGCAACAACAAACCGTTGGACCATTCTCTCAGAGCTATGCGGCTTGGGCCGTAGGGGGTCAGGTAATGATGTCCCCAGTAGAGGCCAAGGTTGCGGATTCTTACCGTGGCCTGACATTCAAATCAACATCAACAATGGGAAATGGAAATTATGCAATTACTTACCCAAGTGATACAAAGTTTGGCAGGGGTTGACCAGTACGGTGAACCAACTTTCACAACCACTGAGGTTGAGCTCAACGCAAAAGTAGCCGCCCGCACTGGTTCCAAAACAGTAGGTGCCGCAGAAATCACAATAACCTCTGGGCTAACCGTTTACCTAGATGCTGGTGTTGAGATCAATAACAGTGATGTATTTATTTACCTAGGTGAGCGCTACATCCTAGATGGCGAATCTTTCAACTGGGTCAATGGTCTGGGTTACTGGACCCCTGGCACAGTTATTGACTTACAAAAGGAAATCAATGGCTAGCAAAATCCTAGGCGGCGGCAGTGTAACCCTAAACAGGTCTGGTATGCGTGACCTACTTAGGTCTAGCGCAATCCAAAACATGCTTAGTGGCAGGATGGAAAGAGTCAAGGCCGCTGTGCCAGGCTCCCAGCTTGAGGTTAGTGCTGGCGGAAACAGAGCTAGGGCCAAAGTGATAAACGGCTCTGACTATGACGAAGCAAACACAGGCGATTTGTCTAGGGCTTTAGACCTAGCAGGTGGCGATAGAGGCACCCAAGTCAAAACACGCAAACCGAAAAAGAGGACCTAATGGCGGATGCCGTAATTTTTACAGACATCATGGCACATTTGGTGTCAAGGCTAAACGCCGCTCTAACGGCTCAGACACGCTCTGATGTGCGAGTTGCCATCAGGGCAGATGAAACCCCCGCACAGGTCATTCTGAGGCGTGATGGTGGCAACCAGCCAAGCAAGACACTGATGCAATCTGTTATTGGTGTGACAATTTATGAGGAAAGCTATGGAGAGGCAGAGGCTTTGGCCTTGCTGACCCAGGCAATCTTTGACGATTTGCCAGATGGAAATCCCATTGTGGCAACCTCTGTTCAGTCCTCAGTTCAGGATGTAACAGATCTTAGGGGAGAGCGGAGATTTTTGCGCTTCACCGTAAACCATAGAGGGTCAAACCTCTCAAACTAGTAAGGAATAAATCATGGCACTTGATTCAGACAATGTAAGGGTGGCCGTTTCCGGCGCTGTTTATGTCGCACCAACTGGCTCCACCGCACCAACCGATTCAGGAACCGCACTTGATGCGGCTTTCATTGACCTTGGTTATGTCTCAGCTGATGGTATTGCTGAGAACATTGACCGCACAACCAACCAGATTAGAGCTTGGCAGAACGGGTCATTAGTGCGTGAGGTTACCTCTGAGGGAACCTACACAATCGAACTGACTTTCATTGAAACCAGTGAAGCTGTTCTAGAGCTTTATTACGGATCAACCATTACCAGCGGTGTTTTGACTGGAGACCCTACAGCCACAGGTGGCCGTCAGTCATTCGTGATTGATGTAATTGATGGCGCTATCATTGAGCGCATCTACATCCCAGCTGGTGAAATCACCGCAGTTGGAACACGCACCCTAGCCTCAGGCGAGGCAGTGGGCTACCAGGTAACAGTGACCGCTTATGCGGATGCTGGTGCAACCACATTCAAGAAGTTCTTTAGCCAGCTAGAGGCTTAAGAAAAAGAACCCCTGGGCCGCTTTCATGCGGCGGCGGCTCAGGGCTACACTTACAGGGTGGGGCCTAAAAATCCCACCCTCAGCCGTAACCTAAGAGAGGCCGCATTTATGTCATACGAAATAGAGCACAACAAAAGCAAAATAACTTTGCCAAGCTTTAGCAATCTGCCCGTGGGTGTGATTCGTAAAGCCAGGAAACTTGACCCTGATGACCAGATGTGGTTCATGCTTGAATCAATTCTGGATGAAAAAAGTTTGGATGTCATTGACAGCATGAGCCTCTCTGAATTTACAGAGGCAATGAAAGGCTGGACACAGGGTGCACCCGTGGGGGAATCCTTGAAGTCCTCCAAATCCTAGAGGACTATAAACACGCTTTCACCTATGACTTTAGAGCCAGATTTGGCTTGGGTCTGGGAGCGCTAGGGAATGAGGTTCCCTGGCCAGAGGTAATCAGCTTGGTTTCCATCCTTATGGCAGACCCCACCAGCTGGCTACAGACAGCCAAAAACAAATGGCAACACCCAATCACTTATGAGTGGACTATCCACGCCGCAACTTATGACCTACTTGCCCAGGTGAACTCAAAGAGAAAACCAAAACCGTGGCCAAGGCCCTGGGGTAAGCAAGACAAAACACACATTGGCAAAATAAACCGCAGGGATGCGAGAGCAATCCTACAAAAAGCTAAAGATGGAGACCTTGAATGGCAGAACAAGCTTATGCCTATGTGACACTTATCCCAGTGGCAAAGGGATTTCAAGGAGCCATTGCCAAAGAAATGGGCAGCGCTGGCGGTGCTGGTGGAGCGGCGCTTGCTACATCCACGGGAAAAGGCTTTTCAGGAAACATCAAAAAAGCTATCGGCCCAGCCATTGGGATTGCCGCTGGAGCTCTAGCCGCCGCAAAGATTGGCGGGTTTCTATCGGGGGCAGTCAGTGAAGCCACTGATCTAAAGACAGCCTTGACCGAGGTGGTAACCCTGACGGGTGCCACAGGAGATGCCGCAAAAGCCAGCCTTGGTGAGTTTGCCAGCTTGGTTGGGGATGTCTCTAAAGAGTTTGGCATTGCCCAAGACACTCTAACTAATGGACTTTACAACGCCATTTCAGCTGGTGTGCCGAAAGATAACGCTCTAAGTTTTCTACAGGTTGCCTCTAAGGCGTCCATTGCTGGAACCACAGATGTAAACACAGCGGTTGATGGTCTATCTACAGTGGTCAACGCCTTTGGCCTGAGCGCCGAGGATGCCCAAAGAGTTGCTGACTCAATGTTCACAGCGGTCAAGGGTGGAAAAACTACATTTGCTGAGCTGTCATCATCCATGTCAAATGTTGCTCCAGCAGCAGCGGCGGCTGGAGTTGGCTTTGAGGAAATCAACGCCGCAATAGCCACGCTAACCGTGGGTGGAACTGATACCTCAGTGGCAACCAACCAGCTCAAGGCCGCACTGACTGGACTACAGCGACCATCTGAGGAAATGGACAGCATTTTCCAAGCGCTTGGGTTCAACAGCGCTCAGGCCGCCATTGAATCAGAGGGGCTTGGCTTTGCTTTGGGTGCGGTCAGTGATTACGCTGACGGCAACAACGGAAAAATGCAACAACTACTTGGCTCAGTTGAGGCAGTTTCAGCGGTTCAGGTATTGGCTGGCACTGGCGCTGACAAGTTTGCCCAAGAGCTTGCCGCTCAGGGTGAGGCCGCTGGATCAACAGCCGCCGCATTTGAGGAAATTGATGCGACCCGTAGCGCTGAAAGAAACAAGGTTGCTTTTGACAACCTAGCGCTAACACTAGGCACAGTTCTTTTGCCTATCGCCGTGGGCTTCACTGACTTTTTGACCACAACATTTGTCCCCTTTTTAGAGGAAACTCTGGTCCCAGCTTTCCAAGGGGTTAGTGACTTCATCATGGAAACTTTGGTCCCAGCATTTAGCGACTTTTTCGGATTCATTACTGACAACATTCCAACAATCGCCACCTTTGTGGGGGTCCTAGGATTGATGCTCATAGCGTTCAACTTGCAAGCAATAGCCACCAGGATTGCAACCACAGTCACCACTTTGTTTGGCGTTGCCCAGGCGATACTAAACACCATCCTGAGCTTGAATCCACTGACGCTAGTTGCCATTGCTATTGCCGCTCTAATTGCTGGCATTGTTTACCTAGCCACACAAACGACATTTTTTCAAGACATCTGGGCCGCAATGACAGCATTTGTCAGTCAGGCTTGGGAAGATTTCAGCGCCGTATTTATGGCAGTCATGGAAGCCATTGGTGATTTCTTTGTCACTATCGGTGAAAACCTAAGTGAGAGCTGGGAAAAAACAACGGCCTTTTTAGGTGAAACATGGGATGGGTTCATTGGGTTCATCACAGGCATTTGGGATGGTTTCAAAGAGGGGTTTGATAATGTTGTAAACGGCTTCAAGACAATCTTTGAAAATGTTTTCAACGGGATCAAAAGTTTTTTTGTGGGCATTGTCAACGGATACATAAGCATTTTTGAGAACTTTATCAACTTTGTTATTGACGGCATCAACGGCATGATAAATCTTTTGAACACAGTAAAGATAGACATTCCAGCCACACCGTTTGGTCCAGCTCTTACAGTAGGGCTAAATCTTCCAAACCTTTCCAGGCTTGCAATTCCAAGGATTGCCCTGGCTGAGGGTGGCTATGTTGACCGCCCAACCAACGCACTGATTGGAGAGGCTGGCCCAGAGGTGGTCATGCCACTTGACAGGTTTGAAAGTATGATGGGGCTAGATCAAGGTGGAGGAAAAACCATAAACTATTACGCCGCACCTAACCAATCCATAGACTCAGAACAAGAACTATTCAAGGCAATGCGTAGAGCTAAGGTGGTGGCACAGTGGTAAATGTAACCTACAGCCTTGAGGGGTCCAATGATGATTCAATCACATTTGATTACTCAACCTATGTTCTAAACACAGGGCTCACTGGCTTTGGTATCCCACCAACCTCCGTAAGGATTGAAGCCAGTGCTGGTGACGGCGGTGTCTACAGGCACAGCAAAAGATTGCCTAGGGATGTTGATTTGCCAATCACTATTTTTGGCGCTGATCGTGGTGAGGTTCAAACCAACCTAAGGCGCTTGGGCAGAATCTTGCAAGACAACCAAGGGCCCACCCAAATTAAAGCTGACTACTCAGATGGTACAAGCCTATTTCTGCCACTACATTACACAGGTGGCGGTGAGACCGTTTGGGGAAGCACCACGGCTGGACTAACCTGGTGCCGCTGGGTGGTCAGCATGAGAGCACCTAACCCATTTTGGCTAAGCGCTATTGAGGAACAATTCAGCATTGGCACTGGCTCAACTGGCAGGGGACTCTTGCCCTTGCTCACTAAAATGAAAGTTTCCTCAAGCTCAACGCTTGGAGTTGTGACGGTTGTAAACGCTGGAGATGTCAAGGCTTTCCCAATCTGGCAAATCACTGGTCCTGTAAGTGACTTGGTTATCAGCAACGGCGTGGAGACATTTGGCTTTGCCAATGTTTTCTCTGGCGAGGTGCTGACCGTAAACACTGAGACTGGTGCCGTTACAAACGCAGCTGATGAAAACCTCTATGCCCGCCTTGATGTTGCACCAAAGCTTTTCAGCTTGCCATCAGGCACAACTGGCCTGACCATCCTGGGCACAGACACCGATTTAGATTTCAATGTCTTGCTGACCTACTCACCAAGGTATGAGGTAATTCACTAATGCAAGTTGATGAACTACTCATTGAGGTTAGGGACCCTACGCTGGCCCGCATTGGTCAGTTTAGACCAGGCGATCTAGTAGGCGCTAAGTTTATCCTTAGGTTCAACAATGTTGGTACTTGGGAAATGCGCTTGCCACAGGGTAGCAGACTTGGGGAGCTCTTGAGGCTTCCAGGTTATGGCATCATTGTGACTGGCCCAGATGATTCAGTTATTTTTTCAGGCCCTACATTCTCAGCAACCCTAGTTCAGACCCCAGAAATTGTGGAGGGTGACTGGACCATCACTGGAACTAGTGATGACATTATCCTCTCAGAGCGCCTGGCTTACCCAACCCCATCAAGTGCTGATGTTACAGAGCAAACTGATGCACATGATGTGCGCTCAGGTGTGGCTGAAACAGTCCTTAAAGCTTATGTCTCAGCGAACATTGGACCTGACGCACCCACGGCTAGAAAAATAACAGGGCTCCAAATTCAGGCTGACGCTGAGCGTGGGGGAACCGTTTCTGGCAACGCTAGGTTTCAGACACTACAATCAACGGCTTATGCCCTAGCTCAAACTGGTGCGGTTGGCTACGCCGTAGAGCAACTAGGAACCAACCTAGAGTTTCAGGTTTACTTGCCTACAGACAAAACGGCCACCATCAGAATGGACATGGACAACAACAAGCTATCTAGGGCCATGTATGCTTACGCCTCAGCCAAGGTAACCAGGGCAATTATTGGCGGGGCTGGCCAGGCTGAACTAAGAGAGTTTCTTGAGGTCACAACCACAGCATCCCAAGCCGCAGAAACGGAATGGTCTCGCAGGATTGAAGTGTTCTCAGACAGCCGTGGATCAGACACTACAGCACAGCTGGCTCAATCGGGCGAGGAACTTTTGGTTGATGACGGCAAAACTATTGTCCAGATGTCAGTCACCCCGTCAGATGATTTCAACATGAGGTTTGGTCAGGACTGGTATTTAGGTGACAAGGTTACCGTGGTAATCAATGACCTAGAGGCAAGTGCCGTGGTCACAGAGGTTGGCATTTCCATTGACGCTGATGGCGTTCGCCTTGGGGCAACCGTGGGCACACCAGTTGGCATTGAGTATGAAGCAAGAGTGCTGGCCAAAACCAATGAGCTCCAGCAAAGAATTTCAAACCTAGAGAGAAACTAGCCGTTCAGCATCACAAATAAGCTATAAAATAAAAGCGAAAGAGAGAGAGAAATGGCCCAACAAAGTTACCCCTTTGAAAATGTTGATGTCACAGAGAGTCAATTTAGCAAGTGGGCCAGACACATTGGCGAGGGTGTCAACGGTGGACCCGACACCACAGCGCTCTTGGTCACTGGTGATGACTCTGGTTTACAGGTTCGCATTGCGGCTGGTGAGGCCATGGTTCGTGGTCACTATTACATAAACACCAGCCAGGCAACCCTGACCCTAGACACCGCTGGCACGGACACCAGAATTGATGGCGTGGTTGTGGAGCTAGACCCAGCGGCCAACACCATTGTGCTGAAAATAATTCAAGGCACAGCCGTGGTAAGCAACCCAGTGCCACCAACGCCAACCCAGACTGATACTGGAATCTATCAAATTCTTATTGCGCTAGTAACAATCCCCTCTGAGGCCACCAGCATTGTGTCTAGTGATGTCACAGACAGGCGCACTTACATCATTGCATCACAGCAAGCACTTCACCCTTTCCTAATGATCGGAGCATAAAAAATGGCAACCACCTATAAGGTATTGGGCCAAGTAAACCCAACCGACACAAACAACGCAAACCTGTACACGGTACCGAGCGGCACTTCAACGGTAATTAGCACCTTGGTTATTACTAATGTAACTGCAACGGTGGCAGTGGCTAGGGTCTATGTTCGCCAAGCGGCGGCCTCAGCGACCACTGGAAACGCTATTGCTTATGATGTCAGCGTTCCAGCTAACTCTTTGAACACCTTTACCCTTGGCATCACTATGGGGGCAACTGATGTTTTTACGGTTCACTCAGCCACGGCAGATGCTCTGGCTTTCCACCTATTCGGAAGCGAGATAAACTAATGGGCGTTTCAAGTTTCCCACCTGTATCGGGTGGCGGCGGCGGCGGCGAAATTGTTTTCCTTGTTAATCCAAGCACAGTGACAAACATTGACTTTTCTGCCTTTGAGACGGGAAAAACCTATAATGCAAAAACCACCACAGGCGAAGTTACTGTTCTTCTTGTTGATTCCTCTGATGAACTTATTGAGTCTGTGACTTTCAATGATGTCAGTTCTTATTTAGTTTTTCCTGCTGAAACTAGCAAGGTCTTTATTGAAAACGAAAGCGCCACCTTAGTGGAATTAGGATTTGAACTCATAAATTCTGGAAATGAAATCACTTCCGTTACATACCAAGTCTTAACTTCAACCCAATCAGTTATTTTAGAGATGGATTACGATGCTTATGTTATCGGCGGCGGCGGCGGCGGCGGTGGGCTTAATGTAGATGATGGCGCTGGCGGCGGCGGCGGTTCGGGGTACTATTCAACTGGCGTTGTTACAGCGGGAACTTACACAGCAACCATTGGGGCTGGCGGAAATGGATTCTCCAACGGTAACGGTGGTGAGGGCGGCGCTTCTTCGATAGGTTCACTCACCGCTAATGGTGGACTCGGTGGCAATAAGGTCAGTTCAAACCTTAATGGCGGCGATGGCGGCGATGGTGGTTCTGGTGGTGGTGGTGGCGTATCTGCAAACGCTACCCTTACAAGCAACAATAATTCAGGCTTTCAAGGTTCAGACGGTTCTACTGGTCAAACTAATGCTGGAACGCCTGGGGCAGGCGGAACTGGCTCTGGGGTTTCATTGCCAAGTTCCGTTAGTGTCATTATTAGTTCATTTACAGTTGCAACCCTACTTCAGCCAGCCCTAACTGGCGTTTCTACTAACGGGGGGGTAGGTCTAGGCGGCGGTGTCTACGCTGGCGGCGGCGGTGGCGGCATAGGCGAAACCGGTGGTAACGGAGTTTCTTCAACTAATGTCGGCGGCGGCGGTGGCGGCGCAGGAGGCTACACAGGAGCTGGCAATAGCCTACGAGGCGGCGATGGCAAAAGTGGCATTATTATTTTGATAGAAAGGTCTTGACATGAAAGTTGCAATTTTGGAAAACCAAGTTGTTATCAACATTATTGAAGATACACTGGGGGTTTCGCAAAAACTTTTTGACCACACAGCTCTTCAAACAAATGAATCAAACCCAGCTTGGATTGGGGCTAGGTACAACGGCGTGAAGTTTGAAGCAATCCAGATTTATAATAGCTGGGCTTGGAATGAAGAAGCTTTTGATTACAAACCACCGACTCCAATGCCTGACGATGGCAAGCCTTACTACTGGAACGAGTCTGAGCTGGCGTGGGTTGAAATAATCCCACCAGAGCCAGATGAAACCCCTGAGTAATGGAATCCCCAGAGCCTCACGCTAGGGTCACTCTCCAAATGCTCTATGGCAAGCAGCTGGAAAATGAACGCCTACTAATTCAACTCACAGCCAAGCTTGGCTACTTGGACACGGTTCCTGAGCGGGTTGCTCAGCTAGAAATTCAGCAAGCCAAAAACGCTTGGATTGAAAAGATAGCTTGGGCCGCTTTAGTCGGTGCAGTGCTGGGAATTGTCAATCAACTGACGGGAACATTATGAACAAATACAAGCCAAAGAAACGGAAAGGCTAATGACTAAAAAGAAAAACACCCCTAATGCTGAGTTCAGGGATTGGGACTTTGTGCCTGCTGATGAATTTTTGCCGCCGCAAAAAGAATCTACCCACATCATGGCTGAGCGTGAAAACATCCTGACCGTTGCCCAGCTACACCTCCCAGAGGGGATGACCAGGCACGAATACGCCCTCCAGCTAATGAAGCTCAACACTTCATTTGCCGTGGGTAGGACCATCAACCTTGTCTAGGTGGCAGCACCCATTCCCCGAGAGCACGATCACCAGCCGCTTTGGCGTGACCGTCAGGCGCACTAACCCGCACAGGGGGACTGACTATGCACCTGGAGCTAATGCGCTCATTCCAGCCGTCACTGACGGGGAGTGCGTATCTGTCCAGTGGTCTGATGTTCTTGGCTGGGTGATGATTCAGGCGGCATCAACTGGGATTCATTACATTGGTTATTGTCACCTGTCTTGCAACGCTCATGGCATAAATTGTCAAGGGTCATCACAGCACACTGACGGCTCAACCTGTATGGTCAGACTGGCCCCAGGTCACATGCTAAAAAAAGGTGACCCAGCTGGGCGAATCGGGAACACAGGATCGGCAAGCCGTGGCGCACATTTGCACATTACGCTGAGCACATCCCTCAAGGGTGTGTTTTATGGCAAGGTGTATGACATAGCCAAATTCATCAACAAACAGCTGAAAAAGAAACCAGAGGTGTGCTCATGTTGCAAAAGGCCACTCTAAAAAAGCTAGGATTGACAGCCATTGATGGCATGTTTTTTCTCGGCGGCGAGGTCAAGACCGAAACCGATAACTGGAAGTTCAGACGGCGGCTAATTTACGGCGCTTACAGGCTGGCAGTTGCCATCATTCTGTTTGGGGCTCTGACCTTTTTCTGGGACACAGGCGTGAGTAATAACCTGGTCACTGGCGGCATAGCTTTGCTGACAATAATTGTGACCGCCTACACAGCCTCAGCAACCTTTGAGGACATCAAGAGAAATAACAGACAGGACCTAGAACCATGAAGATTTTTACCTTAGAATTTTGGAGCTACGCTGGCGAGAGAGCCATCAAGACATTTGCACAGGCGGCGATTGCGGCCCTTGGAGCTGGAAGTGTTGGTCTATTTAGCATTGACTACGCTGGACTGATTAGCGTTTCAGCTGGTGCCGCTTTGCTATCAGTGCTAACATCAATCGTGGCTAAATCCAAAGCCTAAATAATTAATACCCCATCACCGTGTAATGGCGTGGTGGGGTTGTCTCTTACCCCAACAAAAAAGACCCCTAGCCAATCGCTGGGGGTCTTTTTTTTGTGCCTAAATTATAGTTTCCTTTTCAGCTTCACACGCTCTCTGTGTGTCAGCCCGCCCCAAAGCCCGTGGGCCTCATTGTTAGCCATGGCATACTCAAGGCATAGCCGCTGGACAGGGCATTTGGCACAGAGTTTTCTGGCCACATTGTAAGCGGCCCCTATTCCTGGGGTCTCAGGCGGAAACCATGCCTCAGGATCGCTATCACGGCATCCAGGAATCACCCTAGATTCCTCAATGGCTTCATTCAGTTGGTTCCAAAGGTCTCTAGAGTGGCGGGTCTCAAACATTCCAGCACCCTGGACACATCTGGTGCTCTGAGCGGCTAATGCTCCAGCCGTATTTCCAGCCAAGCTTCATCACCTCTGACATGCTCATAGGGATTTGTGTGGTTTGCTCCGTGAACATAGTGTGACACTTGGAACAGTTCATGTCCCAGATGCCCACATCATTTAGTTTGATCAATGTCTTGCCTTTCGTGTATGGTGAAATCATTACACATTGAAAGGACAACATGCAAATCCAAACAGCAAAGCACTTGGGGACCTTTGACAGCTCCCAACCAGAGTGGCACGAACTACGAAAGGGCAAGGTGGGCGGGTCCCTAGTTGGCACCATAGCGGGGCTAAATAAGTGGGAGTCACCCTATACGGCTTGGGCAAAGTTCTCAGGGCACATTCCTGATCATGTACCAGACAGCCCACCAATGGAATGGGGCCGCAGACTTGAGGGCGTAGTGCTGGACAAGTTCGCAGATGAACACCCAGAGCTAACTATTCAGCGTGATGTTGGAACATGGCAAAGCCTGGAGCACTCATTCCAGATTGCAAATGTTGATGGCTTGGCACAGGAAACTGACGGCACCCTCAGCGTGGTCGAAATCAAGACCGCAAAATACCCAGATGATTGGGCTGATGGTGTGCCTGATTATTACCTCACACAGGTTCAGTGGTACATGAGCACCCTTGGTCTGAAAAAGGCTTATGTGGCTGTTCTTATCGGCGGGTCTGACTATCGTGAGTTTGAGGTCAAGGCTGATGTGTTTCAGCAATCGGCAGACATGATGATGGTGGAGCAATTCCTGGAGTGTGTTGATGAAAACACGGCACCAGATTGGGATGGATCAACCAGCACCTATGAAAGCGTGAGGCGAATGAACCCAAACATTCAGGATTCACAGGTTGAGTTAGGTGATGTTGGTGTTGATCTGGCCGCCGCACTAGAGGCAGAATCTAAAGCCAAGGCTGTGGCGCTTGCACTCAAGAGTGAGGTTATTGATACTATGGGAAATGCAAAGCGTGGAATGGTCAACGGCCAGCACATGTTTAGTCGGCAATCCAGAGGGTCTGGAACGCCGTTTTTAGTGACTAAGAAAGGGAACTAATGAACCCCCAAGAACTAACCATTGGTGACTTGGTTGATTTGACAATCAAGCGCCCGAATAATGAGAACACTTACATTGTGGGAGAGGTCCAAGGTGTCAGGTCCGATTACTTTATGCCTGATCAAGTGGCAATCCTGGTTGGCGGCATAGACATTTGGCTCACCATAACTGACCAGATTGAAGTGAGGTTGGCTGATGTCTGATTACAAGGGACCGCTGGACTACATAGATGTAGCTTCACGCATTGTTGAGTTTCGTGAAAAGTTCCCAGACGGAAATCTGGGGCAAGTCAGCCTAGAGTTTTTATCTGACTTTGGTGGTAAGGATTGGGTGGTCTACACAGCCGCCGCATACCGATCACCTGAGGACACTAACCCTGGCATTGGAACAGCGTGGGAGCCCGTACCAGGGCCAACCAGATTCACTAGGGACTCAGAGGTCCAGAACGCTGAGACAGCCGCCTGGGGCAGGGCTATGGTTGCGGCGCTTGCCGTAGACACAAAAAAGGGCGTGGCATCCTCTGAGGAAATCCGAAATAGACAACCAGAAACCCGTGACTGGTTAGCAGAGGCAACCAAAGCTGAAACAGTTGAGGTGTTGCGTGATGTTTTCAATCAGGCCAGACAGGCCAAGGCACCCAAGGAAACACTGACAGCAATGACAGCTTTAGCGGATGCATTTACTGAGTAGGAACATACTGGTGGCCGCAATCAATGAAAAGAGAGAGCTGGTCCAATCGCTTTACCTCCAGGGATACCAGGATGAGGGTGAGGCGGAGTATAAAGAGCTAAAAAAATTAGGCATGAAATTGAGAGAGGTTATCAATGGAGACCCCGAAAGAGGTAATCAGGGAACTGGAGAAGATACGCAACCAGAGTGAGCAGGGCATTGCCTTACTTGCTGAGGCTGAAATCAAGTATCTAGAACTTGCAAGCTCCGCCGACAGAGTAGAGGCCACTGAGTTGCTAAGTGCTCAGGGCACGATTGTAGACCGCCAAGCGGTGGCAAAACTCAAGGCTATGGATGTCAGATTTGAAGCTGATCTGGCCAAAGTAGAACTGAACAGAATCAAGGCAAAGATTAGGCACCTAAGTGAGTCCCAGATGGCGGTTATGGCTGCTGGCAAATTGATTCAGATGGAGTGGAGGGGATGATGTTTTCTAAGTGGGTTCAAGCAAGGCGGGCGGCTAGGAAAGAGCGCCTAGTATTCGCAGAACTTCACAGAATGGCAATGGAGCAAGTGCAAGAGACCACCTACTGTGTGGATTGTGATGGTAACTGTGAAGTCTGCCAAAGCTACTTTGATGACTGTGACTGAAAAAGAGTTCAGAAAATACCTAGCAAGAGACAGCCATTGTCTCCACTGTGGTCTCCAGGATGACACCTTGGTCCCTCAGCACAGAGTAAACCGTGGTGCTGGGGGCTCAAAGGCCAAGCGCCTCTCTAACGCCTCAAACATTATTACCCTTTGCGCTTACTTCAATCACCTAATCGAAGCCTCCAGCGAGGCGGCAGTGACCGCTCAGCACTATGGCTGGAAGCTGAGGACCTGGCAAAACCCGCTGGAGGTTACAGTGTATGATTATGTTTCTGGTAACTGGTATTTGCTTTTAGATGACTTCACCAGGACAATAGGAAAACCCCCAGCAATTAGCCAGGGGTCTCCCGTAACATGAAAGGGTCAAATGAGGGACTAAGCCAACAAGTAACATCTAAATTGTAACATGAAATGACATGAAATGAGCCGCAAATGACTATCAAAATAATGAATGAGGTTTGGACCAGTTCCAAATCTGAGGGCAGAGCCAGGCTGGTGCTGTTAGCAATAGCAGACCAGCAAGGTGAGCTAGGTGCCTGGCCTTCAATCGCAACACTAGCCAAAAAAGCCAACGCCTCCCAGAGGTCAATCAAGCGTGACCTAGCTGAGCTTGAAAATCTGGGTGAGCTGATCATTGAGCGCCAAGCTGGTGAGGGCTTTGCCCAATACAAAACCAACCGCTATTGGGTCAACCTCCCAGGGGTGACAGATTGGGTAACAGGGGTGACAGATGGTGCAACGGGGGTGACAGCTCAGGTAAACGGGGGTGACAACTCAGGTAAATTGGGGGTGACAACCAGTGGCACGCAAACCCTTAGTAGAACCCTTAAAGAAACAGGGGGCAAAACAGCACCCAAACCAGTCAAGGAAAATGGGACCAGAATCTCTGATTCTTTCAAACCCTCTAAGCAATCCTGGGACCTCATGGCTGAGCACTTTCCTTGGGTTGATTTAAAGTTAGAGACCCACGCATTTATGGACCACTGGAACAGCACCACGAAAGCCGCCACAAAAAAGAACTGGGACCTCACCTGGAAAAACTGGATTAGGCAAGAGGCGAAATGGTCCAAGGGCAAGCAAGAGGCACCAGTCAAAAAGCATAAGTTCACAGGTGGCAACTAATGAATCCTGAAATCGCAATTCTTGGCAGCATTTTGCTATCGAAAGGACAGGCCCTAGATGAAATCAATCTGGTGCCAGAGGACTTCAATGACCTAAAGCTGGGCAGGGTCTATCAAGCGCTGTGCGACATGAGAAATAAACATCAGGCCATTGATGCCCTGACCGTTGCCGCTAAGCTTCCAAGCCATTCTGAGGATGTCCACGCTTGGCAACATGAGAGCATTACCGCTGTCAATGTCAGCTTTTATGCTCAGATTGTGCGTGACGAATCCATCAGGCGTGAGCTCAGAAACACAGGTCATAGCATTGTGGCCAGATCACCAGCTGAGGATTTGGATGCGGTGATTGATGAAGCCCGCCGCAATCTAGGAAAGCTTGCTGAAAGCAGGACCACTGGAAAAATTGAGTATGTCAGCCACCTAGCCCTAGGTCACTTGGAGGTTCTGGCCACCCCTAGGACCTACCTGAAAAG